CTAGCTTTTTAAGCGTTTCAAATTGCGTTTTTGAATACTTTGTTGTTTTTGGATAAATGTACTGTTTCATAGTGTTTATAGATTAATGTATTACTTTTATGGCTACAGTCGATTAGTTATGTGCCATTTTAAAGAGCGACACTGCTCTCAACTTCATTTCCCCAAACATCCCAATTTTCACGTTCACGTCTTGCGAACATTTCTAATCGTGGAGCATCTGAAACCGTTTCAATTAAGTCTTGAAAAAATTCAGGCTTTTTAGAATGTTTATTTGTTCGTTTTACATTCCACCAAGTTGTATCTATTCGTTTCGCTTTTGGCATTTTACCTTTTCTTCCAAGTATTAAAAATTCAGTTGTAGGGCAATAAACACCACCTTGTCCAGTTCCCATCGGAGTTTTGCACCAAGTTAATGTTTGGCAATATTTGAACCCCCAAGCCTTTAATACTTCAAAAGCATCAGGTAAATATTTTTGAGTAGTCCATAAATACAACTCACAATTTTCATCAGCTAAACTCGCTACATTTAAAGCCTTAATTTGTTCAACTGTCATTGTTTCGTATGGTATTGGTATTTCGTTTTCATTGTGCTTTTTACTAAATGCACTCTTTTCTGAACCAACACCCCAAACACCATACTTCCAAGGCGGGTCAGCTACTATTGTTTTATATTTCTTCATATTTGTAAATTAAATCTGTGAATAAAACGGCACATAACACGTGCTATAAGCAAGTTTGCCAATAACATTTGTGTTAAATTTGAACATTCGAGTAGGCAAAAAACGAACGCCAAGCCCGAAAACGTTATAAGTAATACTACATTCCATCTCCGAATGAAGTTACTACGTTAAATTTTTTTTCTTTTCTTTTTTCTTCCAACGCTTTTTTAATACGTTCTTCAATTATATTGCAGTATTCAGATGATATTTCACTTCCAATCCAATTTCGGTTATTTAAAATACTCATTTTTGCTACCGTTCCGCTTCCCATAAAGCAATCATAAATCAATTCATTTTCGTTACTCCAACTAACAATATGGTCATTTGCTAATTGTTCGGGAAATTGTGCTGGATGTCCTTTTGTTCCTGCGTTTGTAGGTATTTCCCAAACATTACCTTTTTGCTTATATTCCTTTACAGCATCGTTTTTATGTCCTTCTGTTGGTGTATTTTGTGAGTTTGTTTGGTAAAATGTCCTTCCATTGGTTTTACTTCCTTTTGTTTTACACTCTACCATTATTGGATTAAAGGTTTTTGGTTTGCCTTTACTAAAAACAAACATATACTCAAACTCTTGCTCGTATCTATTATGAGTTAATGGTATGTAATTTATTTTCCTATACATCATTGTATCGTGTAAATTAAAACCAATCTCTTTAAAGAAAAGTGCTTGTTTAAAACTCGTTCCACTTTCACTACCTTTTACGGTTGCATCTCCAACAATCCAAACAACCACACCACCATCTTTTGTAATTCTAAATAACTCTTTTGCAATATCTTCAAACGGAAAGGAATATCCATTATAGGTTCGCAATCCATCATAAGGTGGAGAAGTTACTGTTAAATCCACAAAACAATCAGGCATCTTTGCCATTGTTTCTAAATTGCTTTCGTTGTAATTCTTATTTATCTCAATCATATTTTTAAATTTTTCAAAATTATTTTTTCCACCGCACAAAAAAGAAAAGAAAAAGAGTTCGTATTTCAATTTAAGTTTATCATTTAATAATCCGTGCCAGCGTATAACACGTGGTAAACGGCATTAAAACGACCGCTTACCACTATCCGTTAGCAGTAATGTTCTAACGCAACTGCATTTGATTGTAAAATTCAAATTTTTCATCCGTAAGACATTGGTATTTTATTAATTTCCATCCGTCTTTATTTGCTATTGATAACATTTCGTCATCAATGTATTTCATATCTTCTTCGTTCCAGCTATTAGAGAATTTACCATCATTGATATTTAACCAACAATATCTAAAAACACTACTGCTAACAGCGGTTATACAAGATTGTTGCAATTCGGCATTTTTTGAAATATCAGTCATAATTTTAAATATTAGTTTGTGTTTGTGATGTCGGTTTTTAATTCGGCAACAACCTCGTATAGCCGCAGGACGTTATGCTCCATTGCTACGTGACCGCTTCGATTTGACATTTGTGGGAGTTTTTTGTTCTTTTTTCTCCCCACGCACAAGAAAAACAAGTTGGTCTTGAATGAAGTTTTTTAGGTCTTTATCCGCATCAATAGCCATCTTTTTCAAGTCTTTAACTATTTCTTCGGGTATGTCAATATTTTTCCTCATAATTAAAAAGTTAAATAGTTATCAAAGCACTCGTTTTGCTCACAAAGTTTTTTAGCCTCTTTAAATGTTCTAGCCCTATCAATATGGGTTTGGTGTTCATTGTTTTTAAAAATGCTATATTTTCCAAATAAAACAGGGTGTATTGATTTTTGAATAAAACAACCTTTGTAAAGCCATTCATCTGCATCAATTTGTTTTGGTTTTTCTTTTGCCATAATTTGCTCAATTATCTGTATTTATTATTTCGATTAAAGGCTTCATATTAAAAACCGCCATTTAAAAGTTTAGTAATTTTTTTTGCAAATCCCTCCAAAGTGTAAAACTTGTTCACATCGTTTTTTGCTGAAAAAGTAAATTTACCTTCGTAAAAAGTAATCATATTAATTCCATCTCTGCTAATTGCAAACCAGCCAGCCACATCATTACCAGTTGAAAACACTCCGTTTGCATTTCTTTCTTTGTTTATTTCTCGAGTTGTCATATCCTTTGTTTTTAATTATAGTGTAAATATACGCCAAGTATATGATATACACAAGCATTTTAACAATTATTTTTGATTTATTTTATAAGTATTTGATATTCAGCGCAAAAAAAGAACAAAAAACCTTGCTTCGATTGAAATTTACTGCTAAAAAACCGCAACGAGAACATAACACACGTTTGGCAAAAGTGGCGGTTCATTTTTCCGCTCGACATTTACTGCTATATTCAAGTGCCGTTCTCCGCATCGGCATTTGTTGTTAAAATCGCCACCTTCGCCAAGCGTGGGAACGGTTATGAGCCATCTTAAAGACGACCCTACAACTTCGACAGCCATTGTTTATAAATTTGATTTGCAATTTGTGCAGTCATTACAGGTGGAACACTCATTCCGATTAAGTAATTGTATTGCACTTTGTGAAAATTATAATCTAAAGGATATGAACCAATACAACAGCTTTCAAATTTATTTGGCTTTCTATATTCATCAAACAAATACATCACATCTGAATTACTTGTGTAAGTCATTGGCACAATATCTTGATAAAGATATTTATTTGTAAAACACCTTTCTACTCCTTCTGTTCTTTTAATTGTATCGCAAAAACTTTCATCGCCTTGCTTTCTGTTGTTCCAATATTCAAACATTTTACCTTTTGAAGCGGGTCTATCATCAACTTCTTTTTGATAAAATTCTCCAAAGGTAATTTTGGGTTCTTTAAAATCTAAATTTAATTCGGGTGCTTGTGTAAATAAATCCTTTTGGTGCATAAATTTATCACACAAATCATTTCTTAATGCTATAAAAAACACTCTTTCTCTACGTTGTGGCACCCCAACATCGGAAGCATCTACAAGCCAATGCTGAACATTATACCCAGCTTTTGCAAATTCTCTATAAATCTGAATTACATATTGCTTTGCTTCTCCAATTAATAACCCTTTCACATTTTCAGCAATCACTATTTTTGGTTGTAATTCCTTTGCTAAATCAATAAAGTCAAAAAACAAAGTATCTAAAACTTGCATTGCTTGTCCTTCTCTAAATTGTTTTTCTTCTCCCCAGTCTTTTTCTCTATTCCCAGCCATTGAAAAGCTACTGCAAGGTGGCGAACCATCCAAAATATCTAAATTGTATAATTCATCAGGCAAATCAGTTCTTAATTTAAAGGTCTGTATAGGCTCTAAATAAGCATATTTCGGGTTGTGGTTAGCTTTGTATGCTTCAATCATTTTAGGGTCAATTTCATTGCATCCCAATACATCAAATCCAGCAAGTTTGTAACCCATAGTTGAACCACCACCGCAAGCAAAACAACTAAATACTTTGCCTTTATCTTTTGTGAATTTTGCATCTTTTAAAGTCCACTTATAAGGGAATAAATGCAAAGACGGCTCATAACACGTGCTATAAGAAATAGCGGGTTCTGTGATTTCTGAAAGTTCGGGTGTATTTGTAAAATCAGTCATAAATTTAAAGTTTAGTTTTTATTAATCCGCTACTTCTCATAGCACCATACGTTATGGGCAATTGCAGGAAACACCCTGCTAATCGAAAAGCGACATTGGTTTTTCATAATTTGTTATTAAAATTTCAGTCCGTTTATTCATTAAGTTTTTCCTTTCTCCAAGTGTAATTACATTCAATTTATGTTTTTCTGCAAGTCCAAGAATAAACGGCGTATCAAATTCACTAATCATAAATCGTATTCCAATGCCTATAAGTATTTCAAATAACTCAGAAGTATCTTGCTCAGTAAATGAATATTCAAATGTGTCATTAGTTCCAATGTAAGGTGGGTCAGCGTAAATAAAACAATTTGCCTTATCTAAATCTCCGTGTGGAAAATTTAGGTTTTTCAATAATTCCCTAAAATCTTTATTAAGAAATTTTGTGTTTCCCATTTGCTTAAAAGCATTATTGATTATACGACTAAAATTTTCTTTGTCTT